CGGCGCGAACGGGGCGGAGCGGCTGATCGACCTGGTGCAGGCGTTGCGCGCGCCGTACCGGCAGGGCGCGACCTTCGTGATGAACGCGGCGACGGCGGCGCGCATCCGCAAGTTCAAGACCAGCGACGGACAATTCCTGTGGCAGCCGGGCATGACCGCGGGGCAGCCGGCGAGCCTGCTGGGGTATCCGGTGGTCGAGGCCGAGGACATGCCCGACATCGCGGCGGGCGCCCATGCGGTGGCGTTCGGGAACTTCAAGCTGGGCTATCTGATCGCCGAGCGCGCCGAGACCAACGTGTTGCGCGACCCGTACAGCAACAAGCCGTTCGTGACCTTCTACGCGACCAAGCGCGTCGGCGGGTGCGTGTCGAACAGCGAGGCGATCAAGCTGCTGCGGTTCGCGGCGAGCTGAGGCCGCTCGACTTCGCCGTCCCGGACCGGATCCGGGGCGGCGCGGTGGAGGGCCGTGCGTGGCGGGGTGGTGAAAGGAAAGTGCATGACAATCGTGGCGGGAGCCCCCGGCGTGGTGACGCTGGGGGCGGGGGATCGTGCGCTCGCGCTGGCGGCGGTGCGTGCGGAGTTGCGGGCGGCGACGATCGACGACGATGCGCTGGCGCTGGCGTTCGTCGAGGCGGCGCTGGGGCTGGCGGAGCAATTCACCGGGCGCGTGCTGATCGCGCGCGCGCTGGTGGTCGATCTGGCCGGGGCGAGCGGGTGGCAGGCGCTGCCGGTCGTGCCGGTGAGCGCGATCGTTGCGAACGGTGCGGCGATCGACATCGATGCGGAAGGCGTCGGCTGGGTGAGGAGCGCAGGTGCGGTACGCGTGACCTTCACCGCCGGGCTGGCGAGCGGCTGGGCGGAATTGCCCGCGCCGTTGCGGCAGGCGTGGCGATGCTGGCGGCGCATCTGTTCAGCGACCGGGCGGGGAGCGCGCCGGTGCCGGCGGCGGTGAGCGCGCTGTGGCGGCCGTTCCGCGCGATGGCGCTCGCGCAGCCGGTGCACGCATGAGGCGCGCGGTGGCGCGGGTGCGCGCGCGGGTCGTGGCGCGGCTGCGCGAGGTGGTGCCCGAAGCCGAGATCGAGGAGCGCGAGGACGGCGTCGTGGTCGGCGCGCGCGGGCTGAAGCGGCGCTGGGTGGAGGATCCGTCGCTGGCGTGGTGGCGGCAGTGATGCGCGCCGTGGTGCTGGCGCGGCTGCGCGAGCGGGTGGCGGTGACGCGCGTGTTCGAGGGCGCGGCGGCGACGGGAACGGTGCCGTTCCTGACGTTGCGCGAGTGGAGCGAGGCTGACTGGGGGACGAAGGATCGCGCCGGGCGCGAGCTGCGCATCGGCGTGGCGGTGCGCGACGCGGGCGAGAGCGGCGCGCGCGCGGTCGCGCTGGCGGCGGATGCGGAGGCGGCGCTGCTGTCGGTGCCCGGCGTCGCGGGGTGGCGGGTGGTGACGGCAGTACCGGTGCGCAGCGTGCTGGTGAACGACGGCGTCGGGCGCTGGTCGGCGCTGGTCGACGTGCGGGTGCGGATCATGGCGGAGGATTGAGATGGCGGCGGAAAAGGGCAGTGCGTTCCTGCTGAAGGTCGGCGACGGCGCGAACCCGGTGACGTACCGGACGGTAGCGGGGCTGCGGACGACGCAGCTGAGCGTCAACGGCGAAGCGGTGGCGGTGACCAGCAAGGATTCGGGCGGATGGCGCGACCTGCTGTCGGGCGCCGGCGTGCGATCGGTGAGCGTCGCGGCGGCCGGGGTGTTCACCGGATCGGCGGCGGAGGTGCGCGTCAAGGCGAGCGCGCTGGCGGGCACGCTCGACGATTACCGGCTGACGTTCGAGAGCGGCGAGGCGATGACCGGGCGGTTCCTGGTCACGCGGCTCGACTATGCCGGGGATTACAACGGCGAGCGCAGCTACACGATCGCGCTGGAAAGCTCCGGCCCGGTGGTGAGCGCATGAACCCGGCGCCCAATCACGTTCGGGGCGAGGCGGCGCTGCGCGTCGCGGGCGAGATGCTGGTGCTGCGCCCGACGTTCGCGGCGCTGGTGGCGGCGGAGCAGGAGCTGGGGCCGCTGTTCGCTTTGGTCGAGCGGGCGGCCGGGGGGATGCTGCGGCTCGAGGAGCTGGTCGGCCTGTTCTGGCATTGCCGGCACGACGCACCCGCCGCGCTGACCCGCGACGCCTTGGGCGAGGCGGTGGTGGCCGGCGGGGTGGGCGCGGCGACCCCGGCGCTCAAGGTGCTGCTGACGCAGATCCTGGCGGGGCGATGACCAGCTTCGCCGAGGCGGCACGGCGGCTGGCCGGGCTGGCAGGGGCGGTGTTCGGGTGGCGGCCGGACGATTTCTGGCGCGCGACGCCCGCCGAACTGGCGGCGGTGGTGCGCGCGTGCGTGCCCGCGGCGGCGACCCCGCCCGACGCCGCGACGATCGCGGCGATGCAGGAGGCTTTTCCCGATGAATGACGAGATCGAGCGGCTGGTGATCGGCGTGCGCGCCGACACCGGATGCTTCGGGCGCGATGTGGCGGTGATGCGCGCGACGCTGGAGGATGGGCTGGGGAGCGGTGCGGAGCGCGCCGGGCGGGCGGTGGAGACCGCGCTGGCGCGCGCGGTGCGGACCGGCAAGCTGGGGTTCGACGACCTGAAGGCGGTGGCGCTGCACGCGCTGGGCGAGATCGCGGCGGCGGCGCTGAAGAACGGCATCGCCAGCGTGCTGGGCAGCGGTGGCGGCGGGCTGGCGGGGGCGTTGACCGGGCTGCTGGGCTTGCCGGGGCGGGCAACCGGCGGGCCGGTGAGCCCGGGGCGTGCCTATCTGGTCGGCGAGCGCGGGCCGGAGGTGTTCGTGCCGACGAGCAGCGGGCAGGTGGCGGTGCCGGGCGGCGGCGCGCGCAACGTGCGCGTGGCGATCACGATCAACGCCGGGGCCACGGCGGCGCCCGAGGCGATGGCGCGATCGGGCCGGCAGGTCGCGCGCGCGGTGCGGGCCGCGCTGCTGGAGGCCGAGTGATGGCTTATTGGCTGACCGCGGCGCGCGCCGCGCAGGCGACAGGAGTGATGACGCGCTTCGATCCCCTGTACTGGACGGTCGACTTTCCGCGGCCGATGATGGCGGCGGTGACCACGCTGGCGCCGGACGCGCTGCGCGTGGATGCGGTGTTCTACCATCGCGACGATCTGGCAGGGCTGATCTGGGAGAGCGCGGACCGGCACGACCATCCGTTGCTCCGCTACGACACCGAACGCGACTATCGCGCGTGCCGGCTGTCGTTCCGGTGGCGGTCTGGCGGGTTGCTGGCGCTGGACGCGGTCAATGGCCCGGTGCTGACGATCGAGGGGCGCGACGAGGCGGGGCGCGCGCGATCGTGGTACGTGCGGCTGTGGAATTATGCGCGCGGGACGCCCGGCGATGCGCGCATCACGATCGACTTCGCGGCGCTCGACGGCGGGTTCCTGTTGCCGGGCGAGCGCGATCCCGTCTGGGCGGGCGATATCGACCGGATGTTCGTGTCGCTGGTCGCGCCGGGCTATGACGCCGCGGGCGGGGCGCTGTCTGCGCCAGTCGAGGCATGGGCCGAACTGAGCGAGATCGTCTGCGACGGTGCGGGGGCGGTGATCGCGGTCGGCGACGCGGTGCTGCCCGAACACGACCTGCGCATCGCAAGCGGCTATGACGACAGCTATCACCTGACGCCCGCGCGATTGCTGCGCAACGTGCTGCAACTCGGCTATCGCAGCGGGATCGTCCATTATGTGGGGATGAGCCATTATTTCAGCCTCCAGGGCGGGATGGTGGAGGGCGCGCTGAACGTCGCGTGCGCGGCGTGGCATCGTGACTTCGCGGGGCGGGCGAAGGCGCTGGGGTATGACCTGATCTGGTCGCTGTCGTACGAGTTGTTCGATGCGCATTGCCCGGCGGCGTGGAAGCAGCGCGCGGCGGACGGGGCGCCGGCACTGACCGGCTGGGTGCCGCCCTCGACCCTGCTGTCGCCGGGCAATGCGGCGGCGATGGCGTATCTGCGCGGGGTGGCGCTGGCGTTCGTCGCGATCGGCGCGGCGGCGGGGCTGGCGGCGCACTTCCAGATCGGCGAGCCATGGTGGTGGGTGATGCCCGACGGCCGGCCGTGCCTGTATGACGACGGTGCCAGAGCGGCGTTCGCGCCGGTGGCCATTCCCGATCTTCGTCAGCCGCTGGATGCAGCGCAGCGCGCGACGCTGGACCGGGCGGGTGCGGCGCTGGCGGCATCGACCGCGGCGCTGGCGGCGGCGGTGAAGGCGGCGGCGCCGGGGTGCACGACCTATCTGCTCGCGTATCTGCCGACCGTGCTCGATCCCGCGATGCCCGAGGCGGTGCGGATGAACCTGCCGACGGGCTGGGCGGCGCCGGCGTTCGATGTTCTCCAGCTGGAGGATTACGACTGGGTCA